TCGCAGTCCGTGGCGACACCACGAAGCTGCGCCGCTATCACGTTGCTGTTATCGCCAACGCGAAGCAGTCACGCGTGCGCCAGAAAAAGATCGTGAATCCAGACGGCAGTATGGGCTTCCAAGAGGAGAACGTGCTCTCGCTCACCTACCCATTCCAGATCATCCATGACCCGAATCCGAAAGAGGGCGGGCCTTGGTTGCGTCAACTTCTGAAGAACCCGGCCTGACATGAATTTTCTCCAGCTCGTACAGCGCCTATCGATCGAGTGCGGCATCGCCGGCACCGGTCCGACTTCGGTCTCCGGCCAGTCCGGCATGAACCTGAAGCTCGTCAACTGGACTGCTTCCGCATGGAACGAGATCCAAGGGCTGCACGACTCCTGGGGATGGATGCGCCAGCAGTTCGCCTTCGACACGGTCGCAAGCACGGGCGATTACCCGCCCATCTCGACCACCAACACCCTGACCGGCAACGCGCTCACCGACCTTCGCTACTGGTGGAAGGACACCTTTCGCTGCCAGAAGAAGTCGCTCGGCATCGTTGATCAGCAGTGGCTTGTCGAATGGGATTACCAGACTTTCCGCAACACCTACCGGTTCAACCTGCAGATCGATGGTCGCCCGGTCGTATTCGCTGAGAAGCCCAACGGCAAGGCAATCATGCTCGGACAGATTCCCGATGCGATCTACGAGATCACAGGCGAATACCAGCAGTATCCGCAGCCTTTCGTTGACGGTACCGACGAGCCTGGCATCCCGAACGAGGCGCTTCATCTTGTCATCGTCTACAAGGCGATGCAGTTCTACGGCCTGTATGAGGCAGCCCCCGAAGTGCTCATGCGCGGCAACACCGAGTTCAGCCGACTGATGAATCAGCTCGAGCGAGAGCAGCTCGAGGAAGTCAGTCTGGGGAACCCGTTGGCGTAAGGGCAGGGCATGAACCTCAACGATCTACCCCGCGTTCAGTACGACCTCATCCGCCTCATGGGCGGCATGGACCAGGTCACGCCGACACTATCGCTCAAGCCTGGGATCGTTCGCCGCGCAGCCAATTTCGAGTGCGCAGTCACGGGCGGATACACCCGCATCGCTGGATACGAGCGATTCGATGGTCGCCCGAGTCCATCTGCTGCTCAGTACTACATCCTCTCGGGCACGTTCATCGCAACCGTTAACCTGGGCGATACCGTCACGGGCACCGTCGGCGGCGCAACCGGCAAGGTCATCGCGCTCCCCACCGGTCAGGTCGTTTTGACGCGCGTGAGCGGCATTTTTCAAACCAACGAGAACCTATCCGTAGGCGGTGTGATCAAGGTCTCGAGCATTCAGATCATCGGCGTTGCAGCCGATGGCGCGCTCGACGCCCAATACAAGTCGCTCGCCGCGGCCGACTATCGGGCCGACATTCAGGCCGTGCCGGGCTCCGGTTCGATCCTTGGCGTTGCGTTCTACAACGGCAACCTCTACGCGTGGCGCAACAACGCAGGCGGCACGGCTGCTGCGATGTACAAGTCTTCGAGCTCGGGATGGACTGCGATCACCCTGCTCAAAGAGCTGGCTTTCACGGGCGGCGTCGGCGAGATCGCCAGCGGACAAACCGTCACAGGCGCGTCTAGCGGGGCTACAGGCGTCGTTTCTCGCGTGGCCAAGCGTTCGGGTAGTTGGACCGCTGCGCCTGCCGCACAGGGCGTTCTGGTGCTTTCTACGAGCACCGGCACATTCACCGCGGGCGAGAACCTGCAGGTCGGCGGCGTCACCAAGGCAGTGGCCGGCGGCGCGGCAACCCAAATGACTTGGCTCCCCGGCGGGCGGTACCAGGCCGTCGTCGCCAATTTCGGCGGCGCGCAGACCAACAAAAAGCTTTACTTCTGCGACGGAATGAACCGCGCATTTGAATGGGACGGTTCGGTTCTTGTGCCCATCACGACGAGCATGAGCCCGGACGTTCCGACCGGCATCGTCGTTCACAAGCAGCACCTTTTCCTGGCGTTCAAGCACTCGCTGCAGTTCTCCTCAATCGGCGCTCCCTACGAGTGGGACCCAGTCACGGGGGCGGGCGAGATCGCTATGAACGACTTGATTACGAACATGATCCCGCTGCCCGGCGATCAATCGTCTGGCGCACTCGCGGTCTACACGAAGACCGACACCTCGGTTCTGTACGGCACGAGCGAAGCGAACTTCGCGCTATCGACCTTCAACGTTGGCACCGGCGGCTACGCGTACACCGGACAGAACCTCGACCAGACCTACATCCTCGCTGAGCGAGGCGTGATGGCGCTGGGTACGACGTTGAACTTCGGCAACTTTGCGACCGCCTCGCTGACCATGAACCTGCGGCCATTTATCCAGGTTCGCAGAAACCTCGCCAGCGCTTCGATTGTCAACCGCGAGAAAGGCCAGTACAGGGTCTTCTTCTCCGACGGTTACGCGCTTTATCTGACGATCGCCAATGGTCAGTACATGGGCGCTATGCCTGTGCAGTTCCCGAACCCGGTTACATGCACGAGCGAAGGCCAGTCGACCGACGGCGCCGAGACGTCGTTCTTTGGGTCAACCAACGGGTTTGTCTATCAGCTTGATGCCGGCACGTCCTTCGACGGCGCAGACATCCCGGCAAACATCACATTGGTTTACAACAGCGTCAACACGCCCAGGATCCTCAAGCGCTACCGCAAGGCGAGCGTCGAGCTCACGGGCGACTCGTATGCCGAGTTCGGTTTCGGCTACGGCCTTGGTTACCTTAATCCCGAGTACGTCCAACCGCCAGATGAGGTCTACGAGAACGACCTGCGGGCAGCGTTCTGGGATTCATTTGAGTGGGACAACTTCGTGTGGGACGGACGCGATTTATCGCCCTCTGAGGTCGAGGTCACCGGGACCGCTGAGAACATCGCGCTCCGAATCTCTTCGGTGTCTGCGCTTCTCGCTCCCTTTACGGTGAACTCGATCATCGTGCATTACAGCCTACGGCGAGGACTTCGATGAGCAATTCCTATTACAACCACTCGACCTACCCGGCACCCAACGCGCCGGGATCCTCGGCCGCGCTGCGTGCGGAGCTCGACCTCGTTACCGCTGGGTTCGACCTGCTCCCGACGCTTGCAGGCAACGGCTACAAGGTCGCGATGGTCAACGCCGCCGGCACCGCGCTGATTGCGTCTGCCGCTCTCCAGGCGCTTGCGATCACCGCCTCCACGATCAACAGCACCACGATCGGCGCCTCGTCCCCATCGACTGGCGCCTTCACGACGCTGACAGCCTCGGGCGGCTACACAGGAGCGGTGACGGGTAATGTCACCGGCAACCTGACCGGTAACGTCACGGGCGACATCACTTCGACCGGATCCTCGAGCTTCACCAATGCGGTCATCACTGGCGGCACGATCAACAACGTACCGATCGGCGCTTCGACCGCGCAGACTGTCCGCGGCACGACAATCACCGCGACCGTCGGATTCGTCGGCGCACTGACCGGAAACGTCACCGGCAATGTCACGGGTAACCTGACGGGTAACGTAACCGGCAACGTCACGGGTAATGTGACGGGCGACGTCACTGGCAACGTCACCGCAGGCTCTGGGACCTCAACCTTCAACAACGTGACCATCAATGGCACGTTGGACATGAATGCGGGCAGCGTCGGTACCATCACCGGCCTGGCCAATCCGGTCAACGACAGCGACGCAGCCAATAAGGCGTACGTCGACCAGGTCGCTCAAGGTCTCGACGTCAAAGGCAGCGTCAAGGTCGCCACGACCGCCAACATTACGCTCAGCGGCACGCAGACGATCGACGGCGTGGCCGTCGTTGCGAACGATCGCGTGCTGGTCAAAGACCAGTCGACCGCCGCCAACAACGGCGTGTATGTGGTCGCCGCTGGATCCTGGTCCAGGGCGACCGACATGGATGCCTGGACCGAGCTGCCGGGCGCCTTCGTGTTCGTAGAGCAGGGCACCACGAACGACAACTCGGGCTGGGTCTGCACGGTCAGCCAGGGCGGCACGCTCGGATCGACCGCGATCACCTTTGAGCAGTTCAGCGGGGCAGGGCAGATCACAGCCGGCGACGGCATGACCAAGACCGGCAACACGCTCAACGTCGGCACCGCCTCGAGCTCCAGGATTGTCGTCGGCACCGACAACATTGACCTAGCCACCACGGGCGTTACTGCCGGCACTTACAAGTCGGTCACCGTCGATCTATACGGGCGAGTCACCGCGGGCACGAACCCGACAACGCTTGCGGGTTTCGGCATCTCCGACGCCTACACGATCGCCCAGATCGATGCACTCTTCGGTAGCACGACGTCTGCAGCAGCATCCGCTGCGGCTGCGGCCACTTCGGCCAGCAATGCCTCTACAAGCGCCAGCAACGCGTCTACAAGCGCAACAAATGCATCGAACAGTGCAACCGCTGCAGCAGCCTCCGCATCGGCCGCAGCGGCCTCGTTTGACGCCTTTGACGACCTGTATCTCGGCGCCAAGTCTTCAGCCCCCACGGTCGACAACGACGGCAACGCGCTACAGACCGGCGCCTTGTACTACAACACGACGACGAACCTGATGTACGTCTACACCGGAACCGGCTGGGCAATGGCTGGTTCGTCGGTGAATGGAACGTCTCAGCGCCAGGTCTACACCGCAACCTCTGGCCAGACAACGTTCGCGATTACCTACGACGTCGGCTATGTCGACGTCTATATGAACGGCGTCAAGCTTCAGGCTGGCATCGACTTCATCGCCACGACAGGGTCGAGCATCGTACTCACGACGGGCGCCGCGGCAGGCGACATCATCGACATCGTCGCGTACGGATCCTTCAACGTCGCCAACACTTACACCCAGGCGCAGGCAGACGCTAGGTTCTTGCAGCTCACGGGCGGGACGCTGACGGGCGCGCTTCAGATCAATTCAAAGCTTTCGCTAGGATCCGCCGCCGCCTCTGATGCTCAGGTCCGAATTGCTAACTCAATCACGGGTAGCACGGCGCAGTTCGGTGTAGTTAACGACGGTACCTTCCAGTCCGACGTGACCAGTACTGGCGTCTACTACCGCACCGTTCTGCGCACGCAGGCTGCAGCGTTCACGATGACGAACCTGCAGCACTATCAGGCGACGCAGGCAACGCTCGGCGCCGGTTCGGCAGTAACCAATCAGTACGGCTTCGTGGCCGACAGCTCCCTGTCCGGCGCGACCAACAACTTCGGCTTCCGCGGCGCATTGGCCGCAGCGACGGGTAGTTGGAATCTGTACATGGACGGCACGGCCAACAACTACATGGCTGGCCGCCTGGGCATCGGTACGACTTCGCTGTCCACTGTCGTCGCCAACATCAGCGGCAGCATCACGGGCGGCGTAAACGCTGTCGGCATTCAGATGGCGGGCACGATTCAGTCGGATGTGACCGGCGTTCCCGCTGGCATCACGTCGGCTCCGTACGTGGCAGCCGGGTCCTTCACGGTCGGCAATCTGCGCCTGTTCAATGCCTACTTCAACGGCATCGGCGCTGGCGCAGCGGTCACGACGCTCACCGGCTACAGCGTCGACCCGACCCTCGGGACAGGACCCGGAACAGCGCACGCGTTCCGCGGCCAGATCGCCTCGGGTTCCAATCGCTGGAACCTGTACATGGATGGGACGGCGGCGAACTATCTCAACGGCCAGTTGGTGCTGGGTACGACGACCACCGCAGGAGCGATGGTCAATAACAACCTGAATCTAACGGGCGCGACCTCCGTCAATTCGTACGGTGCGAATGGCACGATCCAGTCCGATGTAACCACGTCCGCTCGAGGCTTTGGCACGTTCCTCGGCACCGCAGCCGCCTCTTTCACTCTGGCCGAGCTTGCGCACTTCCGAGCCAATCAGGCAACCATCGGAGCCGGATCAACCGTCACCACCCAGATCGGCTACAACGTCGAGTCAACCCTGACCGGCGCCACGAATAACTACGGCTTCCGCGGTCAGATTGCGTCGGGGTCTAACCGATTCAATCTCTACATGGACGGCACGGCGCAGAACTACCTGGCCGGCAATACAGGCATCGGCCTCACCCCCGTCGCCAACAACGGGATCCTGCAGCTCGGCAGCTACGGAGCAATCAAGGCGCTCATTGAGACTGCAACCGTTACGGCGTCTGCACCGACCGCAACGACCACGTTTGATGCGATCACCCAAGCCGTTCAGTACTACACCAGCAACAACACCACAAACTTCACGCTGAATGTCCGCGGTAACGGCAGCACGGCGCTCAACACGATCATGCAGGTCGGCCAGTCGTTGACCATTGCTTTGCTGGTCACCAATACCACGACCGCCTATTACGCCACGCAGATCCAGATCGATGGCACGACGACGGGCGTGACAACGCGCTGGCAAGGTGGTACCGCACCGACGTCTGGAAACGCGTCTAGCGTTGACATCTACTCCATCACCATCGTCAAGACCGCGAATGCGACGTTTAGCGTCTTCGCGGCGCAGGGCAAGTTTGCGTGAGGATTTTGAAATGCCAGTACTAGGTTCCAGAGGCGCGGCTGCGGCTAGAGGGTTTGGTTTTGTGGGAGCTCTTGGCCCTCCTGCTCCTGGCCAGGTAGCGTTCACGACGGGGGGCACCTACACCTGGATCGCCCCAGGTGGCGGGCCATACACCGTGTGCGTGGTCTGCGTTGGCGCTGGCGGTGGTGGGCAGCTTAGTTATCAAGGCGGTGGCGGCGCTGGCGGTAGTCTCGGCTGGAAGAACAACATATCCGTGGTTGGTGGGCAGTCTTACACGGTCGTTGTTGGCGACAGCTACTTCATCAATACATCGACGGTAAGAGGCGGTTCTGCTGGCGGCCCCTGGGCCGGAGACGGCGGTGGAT